CCTTAGCGTCATTCGACACATGGTCTCCGGAAAAATCTTCGGATAACCCCGTCTAGACTCAGTGAACACAAGGCCGTCACGCGACCAAGATCCCCCTCCCAGCAATTTCCAGTTTGCTCAGAGGGCAGTCGCCCGTAGGCGAGTTTTACGTGTTCGTAATGTCATTTTACTGCAATTGGTGAGGGCCAAGCACTTACGAATGGGCTTAGCTCATTGAACCGTAACAATACGGATGCAGGAACCAGGAAACCTGGACAGACGATCACGACCGGATCCGTGTCAATATTCACTTACGTCAAACGCAGTTACTGCCAGACCACACCACGGAAAAAGAAGGTAAACGTGAGGTGGCCCATAGAGGCAAGTGCGCAGGGCAAGCCTTTTAGCGCAAAATGCATATGGGAAACAACAAGTGGTCTCTCTACTAAACCATCTAGCTTACTTCATCACTGAGTGATGCCAACCAGGCTTTCGCACGAAAAGATCCGCATATCAAGAGCGGTAGGCAGTGCTATCTTCGTGACTAACACATAAACAATGTGCGCGCAAAACAAGGTTGAACAACATCAAGCAGCTCCAATTTACGAGGCAGCAACTCAGCTACGTCCTGGACTATGCAGCGTGCGACAACAAAATTAATATGCCGCCTCCGTGCCGAAGCATCGCATAGAATGCAGGCATCAGGTTGAACAGTATGTAGAGCATGTTGTTATTAAAATACTACGATTCGCTTTTGGGCAGGAGACGTAGCGCTCTCCACTTACCACAACAAATCAGAGAGGGCGTTCCCACTCCATTCAGAAGGATGTGAGAAAATGATTCTTTCGCGACAAAACCGGTTCAGTTTGCCTGAGAACCATTCCCTTCCACCCTTTGAAAAGAGCAGACACGGCCCTTTGATATGAGGCGGCGCTCTCCCGGTCTTTTAACAGTGGAGCTAGTAGACTGACGAGAACTTCTTACCAGCACATGGCGATGCCAGTAGAAGGGTTCACAGTCGTCTCCACAACTATCACTGCTAAAAGGGAGCGCGAGCTAAGCTCAAGCGCTCCGGTGTTGAAGGGCGGCTGCAGGCGAGTCGGATTTAACCAACTTCCAGCCAGCAGCCAGTGCTTGCTGAATCATTCCGAGTTCAGCTGGCGGAGCGTCCTTTGTCGTAATCGAAACAACGACAGGAGCGTCATCTTTTTCTTTGGTTTCTTCGCGAACTTGATACTCCAACTCTCGAACGGTGGATTCAAGTCGACGAACTTCAGCGCGAAGTTTTCCTTCTTCGCGTGTGAGGCCGAGGCCATCACGATCTGGTTTGAAGGCAGGAGTTTCAAGCTTCCGCAGCTCTTTTTCTTCCCAGCCATCATCAAGGTCGCCTTCGTCATCGAAAGTGTCACGGCGAATGACAATCTTGCCGGACTTCGTTCGCTGGTTACGCAGCGTATGGATCTCAGCAAGGAATTTGCGCTCCGCTGACTCCATCGGATCTTCAACGTCAACACCATGTCGCTTCAAAGCAAGGGCAACCTGTTGTGAAAGCTTCACATCTGACTTCTGTTCCGAGTGCATTTTTGCCCAAGCACGTCCACGAATGCGGTGATCAGGATGACGCAACGAAAGAGCATTTACAGGGACAGGTGAAATACGTAAGCGAGCGATCGCATTGTAAGTCCAGCCTGTAGTGTTGCCAGTAGACCAGAAGAGCCTGAAGCATTTGACTCCCCAAATGGTGTTGGTCACCGGCGGTCCAGTGACTTGCACTCGAAGATACGCAGCGAGAGTCACAGCAGTAGCATGACTGAGCGGAGCAAGAGTCCAATCATAGTCAAGCAATGCAATGTTTGCTTGTGCTGTGGTGACTGGTTCATAATGAAAGTCAGCAGCGCCTGTCGCAGCCATCTCGACAAAAATGTAAATGTCGAAGACGCCCACCGGCAGCTCGGCCCCTATGTAATAGTTGCCGGAATTCTCTTGGCCAGTGCGAAATTCAAGTGTGCTCGTCGCCGTCAATGTGGGTTGAATAAGGAACTCATTTGTGGCTCCCCAGGAAAACGGATCACGGACGAACCCCACACCATTGACGGTGTGAAAATCTTCCTGTCCTTCATACTCGTTGCGCTCGGCCGCCTCGCGAAAGCGAACTCTCCAGCGCAGCAGTAGAGGACCCAAACTAATGCCGCTGCCACTGAGGGTGCCTTGATCAGCTGTGTGAACGAAAATGATAAACCAGCCTTGTTGCGTAGTATTCAAATCCGTCGAACTGGAAGAAGGCAGGCGGTTGTAAAACATACCGCCCCGTGGACCCCGACCAGATTTCACAACAGCTCGTGGATCTCTAGGAAAACGAGCACCGTTTTTTGTTGTTTTGAGGAGCGATTCGGCGTGAAAATTCGCATGTTCCATGAATTTCTTCACATCAAGAATGCCACCGGGTGCAGGCACTGTGTCAAGCGAATCAGATTCGAACCCACCGGCCAACATGATCGAATCAGTGTAAGGCAGATCGGGCTCAAGACACAGCTGCGCCTCTTCAAAAATAAACTGATCATAATTGACGGCGAAATCAGCAAATCGCGAACCGGGTGCGATGGCAAGAGCAGAGAGCGGCAGAGTCACAAGAACTGTGCCAGCGACATCATCGCCTGGCGAGACGACTAAGTCTGGCGTAATCTCGGTCACTCCAGAGATAACACCGCCCTTCATTGTTAAGCCAGCGGAGGTATTCAACTTGATATTCCTCGGGCGAGCGCCACGGACACCAAGCTGAGCAGCAGGTGCTCTGGAGAGACCAGCAGCACGATTGAAAGTACGGGCAGCACGAGCCCGCTGCTTGTGTGAGACCTTTGCCGGTTCCTTTGCAAGAACAGCCACGGCTTTGGCAACCTGCTTCTCCGATTGGCGCTTCTTCTTGCCTTTGCCTTTGGTGTGTTTTTTCTTCTTCTTCTGCGACTTCGCCATTGCGGAATCTTCGATAAGGACGTTTTCGTGAAACGCTTGACCAAGCGGTTTGAAATGGGTCCCTGCCACAGAATTGATTACCCGTACTGGCGTAGCGGTTAAATAATCTGCGGTCTTTTCGAGAGGCTCGACAAATGTGTCGTGTACTGCCTCCTTTACGGTTTTACCTTTAACGAGTTGAGCAGCTACCAAAGCAGCTGCTGTATTCTTCGAAAGGTTCCGAGACATCAAAGACGTGAGCGTGCAACTGGATACACGACTGCACAACTTTGAAGCGGTCGGCCGTACCGCTTCAAACGAGCATTGCTTAGCAAGCCCCTCTTTGCCAGTATAGAGATAAATCAGAGCAGATGGAGTAAGGTATGCGCTCATGATGTTCTCCAACGTCGTGCCAGCAAGGGGACCAGTCCGCGCGGGAATAGCAAGTAGTTCTCGGTGCGTTTCTAGAATCCAGCGAGCTAACGAATCAGCGAGTCGAAAAAGTTGTTCATTCCAGAACCCTTCACGTCGGATATCAAGCACGCGCTGAAGCGTGTAATGAACAGACGGATCGTCCTGTGGTTTCCCTTGTCGGTGAAGCAAACTTGCGCCTTTCCAAGCGAGCGAAGCAACACCACGCGAGAATTCCATCACCGGGACGTAGGTTCCATAATACCTCATTGATGTATGGGAACAGTATGAAAGTTTGCACAGATCCTGGATCGGCTCCTCAAATTCGGGCTTCATAACCACAAAAAGTGACCACAAAACACGCACAATGCCACGAATATGAAAAACAGCCAAGACATCATCGTGCTCGTTGAGCAAAAGATCATCTCCAATCAAATTTGCGGATACCTTGCTGATATAGTAGGTGTAATGAAATTCCTCCTGAAAGCTGAAACGATCGAAGGTTTCATAATGTTCTAGCCACAACATCAGCCAAGAATACGACAACAACCGAAACAGAATCATAGTATTGTCTGTAATAGTGTTGCCTGATCCGGAAGGATTGCCCGAATCTTTCTCAACGACTTCTCCTTGTGCAAGCACAATCAGTGAATACACAATTTGGATGTAAAGATTTGATAAACGCTCCCAATTCTCATCAGTCTGATGAGCACGATCATACATTTCAAATCGAATTTCAGCTTGCTCAAGCATTGCTTCGCGAAACATCGATGCATCCTGATTTGAAAGGTCAGCACCGAAAAAATTTTTGTGCGGCAAGCGAGCTAGCATATCGTGCCAATCGCGATGGAAGGCGGAGCGGCCGAGAGTGCACCAGGTGGAAGTTGAGCGAGCTAAACGATCATTCATATCCGCACACATCTCCCCCAACGCCACATTGTGATGCAGCGGTGAAGAAAGGAAAGTACGCAGTTCGCTCAATGCAATTTTTTCCGGTGGGCGCAGTTCATCAGACTTCACGGTTGATCCCCACAAAACGTCCCACGCAAAATGCGCTTTACGGTACTGTTCGTAGAAATCCCAGAATTCATCATCGGCCAAGGCATCAGCTTTTGTTGGCCACCGCCAATTAAGGGGGTAACCAGGCGTCGTCCAAGGGCGAAGAGTCCAGGCATACATACTCGGTGAAGTGAGTTTGGCGCCTCCCATTGCAGGATAGAAGTGCTGGATTGTCCACTCTCGCGAAATATTCCACAGCTGCCGATTGAGCACAGGCTGTGGCCGGTCGTATTTTCTCGTCGAGTGATAAGAAGCAAAATGAGATTTTTGCGACGGAAAATATTCTTGCAGAGCTTGCTCAATGTGCTCTTGTTCACCACGTGGAAGGGTTTGAAAAAAATCAAAAAAGAGCTTATCACCCCACCATCGATCTCGTGGTTCTTTAGCGCGGCGCCGGATTCGACCGCGCAACGGCATTGAGCAGCCTTCCCAAACAGATGCAAATTCTTTCGATACCCCAGGTGGCCCATTGAAAATCGCACGAAGAAACATTGGATAGTGATCTTGTAGACTTTCTTTCTGTACTGGACCACCGGGGCACCGTCAGGCCACTGGAGCGTGATCGGGTTTGCCATCTTTCCAGGGCTTACCCAAGATCTCGCGCCAGCTCCACAACGGTGTTGCTCGATTGCATTGTTGGGTTTGTTCGATGTGCATGGCCAGAGCCTTGTTATCATGGTACAAACAAGCTCCACATGTTGAAGGGCTCGTATGTGCATCATGCCGCCCGGCCGGATCCAGATCAATATGTCGAGTGTACGCAAACTCTTCGACAATATTATCCGGTGTAGAGCGAGGCGAAGCAATGACCATAACAGCAGGCACGGGCTTCACAATTTGACCGATTCGAGCGCCCTTATGTTTCGGAAACAAATGCTGTATGGTTGCCCATGCGAAGTCATGTGCTGGATAGACATGCCATAACAGCTCACCGGATGCACTTTCCTTGCCATCAAAAGTTGTGAATGTCATCTGTCGTTTGGCCTGAAAAGGCGCAGTTTTTGCCTCCCAGGCATTCCAATCACTTGTTCCGTCTGGCGCAAAATAGTGAGCTGGAAGAATTGCTTCATTCTGCACATGAGTTGAATGAGTAATCAAGCGGCCACCCTCAAACAGCAAAAATTGATGGTCACGAATGGGCTGAGGATCCACACGGCCAATGCCGAATTGGCCTTCCTTCACCGGTCGTTTGGTTTCGTCAACGGGAGGCCCTCCTTTGACAGGATTGCAACTCACGTAGTGAACACAATGATGACCACCGCAATGGCGATTACAAGCTACCCCGGATGATGTAATGATAGCTGGAACGGCCTTGCAATCAGGAGCATGGACACAGCCAACGCGCTGATCATATGCTTGTCGTGGAGTTAAATCCCAAGTCTTGTCCCCGAGCAACCAACGAGTAACTCCCTCTTTTTTCTTCTTCGGATTTTCAGCTTTTGAAAAGCCGTCTTGATTCGGGTGAATGTACGGGCAGCCTTTCACTTCGCATTTCTCCAAAAACTTGCAAGGATAGCGATGAAGCAAAGCGCGGAAAGCTGCCAATTCTGCAGGAGTAGCAGAATGATTGAGAGGAGAACCTTTGCGTTTGCATTCCACGCCACGCACAAAAGCATAGCAAAACTTAACCGCTTTCGGTTTTGAAGCATTGAGTCTTGCTTGTGCATCTGACTGCTCTTTCTTGCGTCGTGGATGCCACTTATCATCATCGTCGTCATCGAAGACAAGTTTGCCAGCACCACGATCAACTTTGGAGCGGCGCAGATTACCCTTAGCAGCCCCTATTGTAATATCGCGCTCGCGTTCATCTGCTGGAGCCTCATAAACCTCATCTGGATCAGACTCTTTCTTTCTTCGAGTACGAGTACGCTTTGGCTTTGGCCACAACTTGATGGCGGCAATCGTCAGAGCGGCCGCGACAATGATGATCACAAGCAGCTTCCCAGCACCAATCTTTGCAAGGTACTGAATTGCTGCGGGATCATCTTTTGAATGGGGCAACTCTCGACCCCAAAATTCTGTCGCTGCTTCTGGGACTCGTTGCCAAAACGTTTTTGCATCGATTTCTCCCGTAGGAGCATCAGTTGGAGCAGCAGAAACGACCCGAGCACGCAGCAGGGCTGTCGCATTGCACAAATTGATCTCAACCAAGCGGTTCCACGACGGGCTGCTGCGTGGCTTCTGAAAAGTAAGCTCCCATGACAAAAATGCACGATAATACAGTAGTGCTCGGGCGAAGCCAAGTTCTTTGCCAAGTCGAACAAGCATGTAGCGCGGAATGTCGATTGAGTCTGCAGGAACTACACCGATCGAATCGTTGAGGTAAACAGTTGCAACGACTTGCTTTGATTCAGGTCTCAATGCCTGGACGACACGGCAATCAGCCAAATCACATTTGAGAGCGCTCTTTTTCCATTCAAACGCTTCAAGAATTTTCTGGCGATGCTCGACCTCGTCCACATCGATGAACTCCGGAAAATCGTCATTCTGTAAACCTTCATCAACAATGATACCCCACCAAGTATGAACATGCAGACGCTTCTGCCAATGCCTCGAAGTTGTACACCGGCAAGCCGCTTGTTTCGCGGGCTGATCTTTAGTTTCAGAGACAGAAGCACTCCGATGACGGTGAACATCTTGGGTCTCCGAGTCACCGCCTTCTGATTCGCAGTCTGGTGGACATTCTTTACCAGTTGCTGCGTCAATCTTTGGGGGACGCTTATCGCGCTTCTTATCTTCAGCCTCTTTCTTTTTTCTCTGTTCATCAGCACTGGTAATTTGAACTGCCTGTTCAAGTGTTCCCTCTAGATCACCAACAATCTCAACAACTTCAGTCGAAAGCTCATGTTTTTGTTGAGAAGTTTTGCCTTGGAAGAACGACCAAGCTGTAACGGTAGTTTTTACCAGGGATAGCCAATTTCCGATGTCTTTCCACACCTTCCATAATGCTCCGCCGCTCATAACAAGTATCGCAGCGAGTGCAAGATGAGTTGCAGAGAGAATACCAGATATGGCAGACTCTTTGGTACGATCTGACTTGGCATATCGCTTGTACATACGATCTGCAAAATAAATCGCAGCAGAACTAATGAAAGCGACAGCAGCAAGTCTTTCCACTGTGCTGATCGACGAAGCAACACCAGCTGCACTAGTAGCCACGCTCTGTATGGGTGCCACCACTTTTTTCTCGAGTTCCTGTAACTTGTCAGTGATTGGAGCCAATGCGGCAGTGACTGCCGTTTGAAGTTCCATTGTCTTCGCCACATGATCGTCTGAAGGTACTCGTTGCAGCTTAGCATCAGATTCAGATTGATCCGATCGTTTTCGTTCGGTCCGTCCTCTGGAAATTCCTCCATCTTCGTCAGAATCGCCAAGCGCCAGCTGTGATACAGGCGATTGGGAACTGGTCGTGGGAGTAACACCTTGAATTGCTGTAGAAATGGAAGATTGACGTTGTATGTCATGGCGAGCGTACGCAGCGCGAGCTTCAAGCCCAGACACGCAATAGTCATAAAAAGCTCGTGCAAGCCGGCTCTTGACCAAAAGAGCAAGCAGCACGAGAGCGATGCAGCAATAGAGTGCTTTAAAAATGGAATCGATCGCTGTAACTGTGACATCGATCATTTGTTCCGATGATAATTGCACGTTGGAAAACATACAATTCTTCTGGATATCCTGCCAGGTTGTTCAGGTCAAATAGGGGATCAGGCGCGTACTGGTGCACACACTGATT